TTTTGATAAAGTTCTCATCCTGCTTGTACAGGGGATTTGCCTTATAGGAATCGACACTCGTTGAGATGATGTGAACGATGAAATCTGCATCTTTGAACTCCTTGGTATAGGAAGGAACGATGATATGGAAAGGATCAATTGCCTCAAACTCAATTCGCTTCTTGTCCTCGTTCCAGATTACCTTTGACACGCCACGTCCGTAGAGCAGCAAGTTGTCAATTACGGAAACAATTTCTTTCTGAAAGTTCGTGCGCTCGCGCATATTGTAATCAAACCAACGCTCGGCTGATACGGTCAGCGGTGTCAACTGCTGGCGCATCGGTACGAAGCTGGAAAGAATGTCGTTGCCAATCGCGCTATTGACGAAGCTTGGCTTCAGCTTCTCAATCGCTGTGTCGATTAGCTGAACGTGTAGATCGGCTGCTGTAGGCCAAGGCTTGACCTTGCGGCGCACGCCAAAGTAACGAGCTTGATAGAACAACCGCTGGCGGTTCTCCCAAGTCTCTCGCTGGTTAAGCGCATCAATGATCCTTGTATAATAATCTGTACGGCGTGTATCTTTGGCGTTCATTTTTGTCTTTCTCTGCTCAATTCAAATGACAGATCGTTGACGTAATGCAAAGCACGCTTGGCCCAAGCGCGAACTTTTGGATCAGCAGTACGGATAGAAGAATAGTTTTCATCTCGCATTAAAGACTCAACTGCCCCTGTTGTCTGGGTTACTGGTGTCGTTGTTGCGCAACCACCAAGACTCACCACGCAGATCACGCTCAATAGCTTCGCGATTCTTGCGCCAGTCGTTCTCAAGGTTTTGTGTTCGCTTTTCTTTCCAACCTGGAATGATGCGAAACACGGCTGCGATGATCTCAAGGATTGCACGCAGCACAAATAAATTATTTAATATTTAACCCGACTGTCTTTAGGAAGTTTACGATCTTTTCCAAGATCGAATCATCCGTTGGGGTCGGTGTGAGTTTAACAATGATGCGAGCAGCGAGAACGATGCCACCAACAGCGGCTACGATCTCTTGCCAATTTGAAGTAATCCAATTCCAGATATTCATAGTGTTTATCCTCCTGGGTCAAATCCAGCCATGACGGGATCGTGGGATACCATCATTTCTTGAATTGACTTCCAAGTTGGACGCTCTATCTGAAATGTCAAGTCAAGACCGACATTTGAGCTACTGAGGCACAAGGCCAGTGCGTCAGCCCTATCGGGTGAGGCTATGCCTCTGGCGCGCATTGAATCCTTAGACTCCACGCCAAGCTTGCCCTTGCTGTTCGTGATTGTGCGCCTGCAAGTCAACTGTGCTGTCAAGTCCTCATCCTCTGGAAGTATGATTTCTGCGTCCTCAATCTTCTTTGCCATCCCATACCACATCTCGGCAGACCGATTTGTATAGGCGTTGTTGTCGTATGCCGTGCCTCCAAAGTTCACGCGATTGACTGCCCAGCCAGACTCAGCCAAGGCATCGCACATAACCATGCCCATCCCGCTTGCGTCAGCGTAGATGTTGCTTGCTTCCAGACCAGCCTTCTTAAACTCGACTATAAACCTGCCAACCGCTGCCATCGTGTCTTTCTCACGCCAAGCAATCATAGGCAGAATCTTGTTGCCGTCACTTATACAGATCACGTTCTGATCGCCACCCGCTGCAAAGTCCACGCCTGCTATGCGTACACCTGGCTTGAATCGTGGTGGCGTGTTGTAGCAGTTCTGTAGCTGGGTTAGGTTGATAACTAGGCTTTCCAGCCCTATGTCAACGAACTCACCGTAGATCATAGATCGGGTTAGCGGGTGCTTCTCGCCGTACCGCTGGACTACCTCATCAATCTGAGTCTGCGTGATGTGAGGGCAGTCAAACGCTGTGACTGCATGCTTTGACCACATATTCGCTTCCTTGGTGAACGCACGATAGAACGCACCGCTAGTCCCGCCTGGGCTGGATGCAATTAGCAGCCTAGTTGGTTGACATCGGCTGATAGCCTCAAACAGCGGGTCGGCTACGGTTTTGGCTTCGTCCACTACCATCAGCAAAGGATGGTATTCGTGGTCTTCTGCGTGCCAACCTTCAGCACGCCCAGGATCAGTCGCTGAGTAGCCTATAATGCGCGATGTGTTGCCGTTGGGGTGGAGGTAGCGGATCTCGCCAGATGTTACCTCCCAAGCCCCGCCAAGCTTGGCAATGTGATTGCGCAGGCTAGGCCAGAGTTGGCTTTCGACTTGACGGAAAACGCCTGCCGTGGTTACAGCGATTGAGCGCGGGTAAACGAGCGCGTGCCATATCAAAATAGCCGAAATTACGGTGCTGGTCTTGCCAGATCCGTTGGCTGCGCGCAGCGCTACGCGACAGTCTCTAGCCTCTAAATCGCGTAATACCTTCCTTTGCCAATCATACAGATTGATGCCAAGGACGTTAGATGCGAAAGCAGATGGTTTAGATAGGTCTAGAAGAATCTCCTCTTGACTGCGCTTGGGAGGCTTTGGCATAGGTGTATGTTAAGACCTCTTTTTGTTTTGAGCCACAATAATTTGGGGGGGTATATGTGTATTAAATGGGGGCTGGGGGAGTGGCAGGGGGCGTGGTGGTATACTTGGCCAAGCTCTCAGCCCTTGGTTTTCTAGTTCTCATGCGTTTATGCCTAGGCTTTGTCAAAACTTTTGGCGTTGTAGTGACAATGGTTTGCGTGCCATCTGTCGCACAATAGCTATTGTCTCGAATTGGTAGTGCAGTTTTAACCTCAACTGATTTAGCGTCAATCACTTGTGACTTCTTTCTTCCCGCGATGCCCGCGAGAAGCTGCGCCAAGTTGCCCGATATTCCATGCGTAATATCTTGACTAACTTGGAGTCGCGCACTTGGTATTGCGTGATTGTAGATTCGTTCGGCCATCCATGCTTTCGCCTGCCAGCTTTTCGCGCCTGCAAGCTCTATGTCGCGCAGTAAGGATAGTTCGTGCTTTTTTCTGGCGGTTTCCACTCTACGGGCAAAATCAGGCTTTCTACTTGCCCATGTTTTAATCGTGTTAGCATTCACGCCAACAAGCGCGCCCGCCTTTTCGAGTGTAAATCCACTCCCACACGCTGCCACTATCTCTTCTGCTATCTTATCCGAAAATATCTCACGCCCGTTCTTAGCCTTTTCGATAGGTGCGGTGGAGTCCGCGAGTTCATCCATAAGTTCTACTTCTACCACACTTTGACTGAAAAAAAAGATATTGACTAATCCAAGCGGATGGCATAGATTGTCGATATGCAAACAAAACACACAGCAGAAAACACCGAAGCGAGCGCGGTACTAGTCGCTAGCATCTTGAAAAATCTAGATACTTTGATTGATCATTCAAGAGACAGGCGAATTGAATTTGATCGTTTTTATTTTGGATCGAGAAAGCTTACGAATGAGGAAAAGGATTATGCAATGAAAAGGCATTTTGAATTAAAGAAAGAGCTTTCAACCTATTCCAAAATTTTATTAGACCTGCTTTCACTTGAAAAGATTAATAAGGAGAGCGCGTCATGATTGACCTTACCTTGGCAATCTTATTCCTCTCGCCCTGCGTTCTATTCATGGCGATTGGGTACTTTGGTAAAAATTAAGCAAAAAAAAGGAAACATATATATGACAAAAAGAACGAAAACATGGAGAATTGGAGAATGTTGCGCGGGTGGAGTGATTCGCGCCAAGAGTTGCGGTGAGTTCGTGAAGCTTGAGATTCGCGACTACTTCACCGATGAGTTGTTAAACGATGGCGCGTTCGGAAGAATCCATGAACGGCAGATTCTGGAGTTCCTTAACAACTCTACAACCTGTTACTATGCGGACAAAATCTTGCAATGGATTAAGCAGAAAGTGTGGGGTGTTTAATATGATGACATTCGAACACGCGACAACGTCAACGGGTGGAGGATTCTCTCGCCCTTCTAAAATGCCTTGTCCTGCATACTCTATTCCCGCGAGCCTTTGCAAAGTAGGCGGGAAGTTGAGAAAGGTTGAGGGTTCAGTATGTAGCAAGTGCTACGCGATGAAGGGGAATTACAATTACCCCGCCGTCCGCGCTGCATTGGCTCGCCGTTTGCGTTCCCTACGCCGTAACGATTGGGTGGAGAGCATGGTTTACCTTATCGAAGCTGAGGGCAATTCTTTCTTTAGATGGCACGATTCTGGAGATATTCAGAATCAGAATCATCTAAAAAAGATAGTGGAAGTATGCGAGCGCACCCCAAACGTGCGCCATTGGCTGCCAACGCGAGAAGCTGGAATCCTTCAGTCGTTCATCAATAACGGCGGTAAAGTGCCTGAGAATCTAACCATTCGCCTTTCCGCGCATATGATTGACGGCGTTGCGCCGTTGCCATTGGCTAGGCGTTTGGGCGTTCAAGTCTCGACTGTAGTCACAAGCGGGAAGACCTGCCCATCGGCTGAGCAGGGGAACAAGTGCCTAACTTGTCGCGCTTGTTGGGATAAGAAAACGGAGTGCGTAGCATATGGCAAACATTAAATATCACTACTCCGTTTATAATTCAGTAGGTCAATTTTTCGCGCGATTCACTTCCTACGCTCGCGCCCTACGTTGGGCGCAGCGGGAGGGAATGGAATGGAGCGCGATAATAAGAAAAGAAAAGGAAAACACAAAATGAATAATACAGAACACGAAATAACCATAAAGTTCTCATGGGAGGACGTACAGGTGCAGGCGAAAGAACAAGGCATAAGACTAACCGAAAAGCAGGCCAAAAAGCAATTTGATGAAATAGCTTGGGCATTGCGCGAAGCATTATGCGAAGCTGGCAACGTGGCAATTGCCGACATTCTGGAGGTTGCATAAATGAAAAGCAGAAAAGAAAAAAAGTTGTTAGATATATTAAAAGCAATCAAAAGGCTAACCATGCCAGAAGGCGATGAATTGGGATATTCCAATTCGGACTTATTGAACATCGTTATGGCAACTTATAGCTTGGCATCATCGACAATTGAGAAGGAGAAAAAAACAAAATGAAGAAAAAGCAAAAGAAAAGCATAGATGATTATCTTCCAATCATGCGAGAGGAAGGAAGTATTGCGTTTGAGACTTATGGAGAGGATTTGAATTTTGTAAAAAGTCAAAATTCTCTACATGTTTGGACGCTTGTCGATGGCGATAATGGAGAATCGGTAATTGTCGCGGGATATCGTTACGTCAACCGCATCCACTACATAATCACAATTAAACCATGGGATGACGCGAACTTGTCTTTCCTATACGTTGACTAAGGAAAGAAAAAATAAGATGAAAAAATATATAGTATCAGCTAATAGTATTAGCCATTACGAAATAGAAATAATGGCGGAAAATGAATATGAAGCAATGGACAAAGCGGACCAGATAGACGGCAGCGAATGGACCGAAATTATTGGAGATGGTGACTGGAATCCCATCAGCGCGGAAGAGGTAAAAGAATGAACTGCCCACAAGTTTACGCCCTAGGGCTACTCCACGGCGGGCTGCTGCTCGCGTTCGTGTGGCTAGTCTGGCCTAAGAATCGGAAAAAATAGTTTTCCCTCGTCTCTCCTCGTCGCTGAGGGGAGGAGAGGTCAAACCCGCTTGGGATGGCCTAAAGAAAAATAAAAGAAAGGACACAGAATAAATGAAGAAGACAGAACAGGTTGGGAAAAGAAAATACAAGGTTGAGTTTACGCAAACAGAGACATTTATTGTTGATGTTTACGCGAAGAACGAAAAAGAGGCGAAGGTGTTAGCAACAAGGACATTTGACGCTGGAGACTATCAAGAGCAAGGAGATTGCGGGGTTGAATTGAATTGCGTTTATGATGTCACCAATACCGAAGATCCGTTTTACCCATAATAGAGAGTAGTCCTTCCTCGTTTCCCCTCGTAACGGAGGGGAACGGAGGATGGATTGACCCGATAGGGTTCATCCACTCCAAACGGCAGCGCAGTCTTTATTGATTGCGCGAATGAAAGAAAGAAAGAAAGAGGATATGAAAATGAATGAAGTGACTATCAATGCGAAAATACATCACGGAGAATATCGTGAAGAAGTGACAGCGAGTGCTGAAAATATCGTGAAAGCGTTGGAGAAGCTTGGAAAGGTAAATAATTATTGCACGCAAACTGAGCAACAAATTGGAACTGTATTATGTCAGTTAATTCGTTTTGGGAAAGGCGCTATGGGATGGGTAAATTATTATGAGGTAAATAAATTGTCATAGCACCCAAAACCGCCAAGGGTTCAAACCCCAACGGCTTTTCGCGCTTGCTAATAAACGGCAGCGCAGCGTATAAGGAGCGTATAAAAATATGACAGAAGACGAAATTATCAAAGCCTACCTTTCGCGCCTAGGTAAGAAAGGCGGGAGCGTCAAGGGATCTTGCAAGGCTCGCAAGTTATCGCGGGAGCATTACCAAACGGTAGCGCAGGCTCAACGGGAGCGTTGGCAAAAGTGGCGGACCGAAAATGGTAGGCCAGCCACCAAACGGTAGCCTGGTTAGTATTGACGGGAGCGTTAGCTTAACGCCCAATCCTGCAACAGCAGGCTCGGTTTCCTAGCTCCTCAACCTTAAATTTGACCACTGGAAGGTCTGGAGCATCAGTCTTGCTACAAAGAAGCTTTCTAGGGGCATCCTTGCTCGATTTTGAGGCATCCTGGCGCGTTTTTTTGCCTACCTTTGCCATATTACCAGTTCTTGCAGCTCCAATGCCTTGCTGTCAGCTTGCTTGGAGGATTGCTGTCACACCCATGCCTAGCTCTGAAGCTGCGCCTACGCGCTGGGTTGTTTTTTTTAATGCTCATATGTGGATCGCCGTATCGGATAACCTTGCTTTGACCATTCTGACACGCTCGGACCACAAACTTTTTACGCTCTCCAGGTGTACGCCTTGGGCTGTTACAAGGCAGTTCTCTAGGATTCATTCATCTACCTCATCGGTATCCCAAACCCTAGGACAGGCATCGTGGAGCGATTGTAGTGCCTTCTGGTGGCCTTCAAAGAATCCAGACAGCCTCTTGACCTGCTCAGTAAGGCTATTCCATTGCACTTCGAATACTTCATAGGAGCAGTTGGCATTCATATCGTCTACCAATTGGCCTAGCAAACGTAGCACGCCATGCAACTGTGCATTCTCACGCTGAAGCAGGGCAATAAACTTATGTGCCACCTTCAGTTGCTCTCTATCGTGATTCAAAACCACCTTTTTTTGCTTTCATCATGCGCCACACCTTGGGGCTGATGGTGCTTTTAGACTTAGGACG